TGAAACTTTTTAGGGTCTTTTTTTGTAGTTACAAATTCTTCCATATCTACGATGTTACTTGTTTTGCCATTCATTTTAGCTTTGCCCTTTGGCTTACTATCCATCTGTTCTATAAATTCTTCGTCTGGGGTAAACACAATCTCAGTCTGTGGATCATCAGGGAAAAGATCTTTTGACAGCATCTGTTCTTTAATTTGTAACCCTGCTTCAATAGCTTTACCCATCTGGAACACTTCATAAAAACGAGTGTGCATATACCCAGATAGCCCATGTATTAGTGTAATCAGGGTATCTACTTCTATATCACTAGCAGCAGTATCATTAGGAAAGAACCACTCTACTTGGCAGTCAATAGCCCCATCTTCTAAAAGATATAAAGTTATTTGGGCTGAATTATCTTTTTTATCTTTATATTCAGACATATTATTTTTTTTGCTCCTGTTTTAGTCTCTCGACTATGTTAATGGATCTTAGTTTTGATTTCTCTTTTACCCAGGAGTTTGGAACTTCCTTGTCTGCGTAAGTAAAACCATGTTTTTCGCACCACTCCCCATAATTAGACTTCGCTCCTTTTCTTAGCTTTGTCCTAGAATTACTGAAGACAAAACGAATATCTAAATTAGGGTATTGTTCTTTTATAAGAAGATGTTTCTTTCTATCTTCCAGTACAAATAGTCCTTTAAGTTCGAGTACAATCCCATTGGGGAGTAAATAATCTGGTGTATAAGTCCTATGAATAACAGGGACAGTATAAGGAATTTTAAAGGATTCATATTCTGCATCTACATTTAACTTTTTAAGTTGTTCTCCAACTTTTTCTTCAAGCCCACTTCTGTAGCCTTTAGCGATAGCTCGTTGTCTAGGCCCAAACTTTCTTCTATTCATTTGGTGTTTCTGTCGTATTCATAAACTAAATCAGCACCAGAGAGTTTTTCTCCAAAGTGCACAATCTCGCCATTATGAAGCCTTCTTTCTACAACACCATCATTATACTCAATGTCAGTAACATGGTGCTCATCAGTATCTTGGGGGCGAGTGTCATACCACATGGATTTAAGCCTATGACAATGAACAGTCTTAACTCCTTTAGCCCACTCTTCAGCAGCAAGTTTCTTTCTATGTTTTTCTACAAGACCACTAAACTGTCCCATAATTACTCCTCTTCTTTTTTGTTATTAAATTCTGAAGGATCATACTTTTTAACTAGCTTCCAATATTCAAGAAGACTATTGAACATAGCTAGGTGTCTAGTATGAGTTTCTTTATCCCATTTATAAGAAGCAATTAGATCTGTCTTTTCTCTATCTACAAAGATAGAAACCCTCTCAGGTTCTGAAAAACCACAGCCTTCAGCATACGCTGATAATTGCATACCATGTTCATCATAAACTAAACGAGAAGGCTCTTTACCTTCTAACCCATCTTTAGTTTTAAAATCTACGAATATCCCTGACTTAGAATATAGATCTATTTTCCCACCATACCCATCAGGAGCACAGAAAGAATCTTCTGCGACCCACTCTTCTCCTGGGAAGTGTTCATCTAAATATTCTTTTATAGCCCTGTAAGGCTTAGTATCAGATTCGCCTAGAAACCCTTGCTCTATCATAGCATGAATAGCAGTTCCTCTTTCGGCTGCTTTCCTTCCTATTTCTTTTGAGTCTTGCTTACATCTGTAAGTAAACTGATCTAAAGTTTCTCCAGGACTTTGTTGTAAGGTTAGGGCTGAGTTTAGAGCTTGGTCTATCTTCCAATTCTCTAAAGAAGGTTTAGCTGCAATACCTATAATAGTAGTTACAGAAGGTACAAACCCTTCTTTCCTTGCATCTCTTAGTGTTGTATTTCTTTCCTTTCCATTCTTTCCTATAAGTGTATACATTGGTTCGCCATCTTGAGCATACCAATGACCACTTTCTGCTGTAAATTTACTAGCCATTGTCGTAGTCCTCTATAATTGCAAGTCCAAGATTATAAGCAATCTGAGGAACTATAGAGTTCCCTAGAGACTTTAATCTGTTGACTTTATCTTCTTGGTTATGTGTAACTCTAGTAATCTCAGGTTCTGCATAGAAACCCTGATGACTTTCTAAAGTCTGTTTTGTGTTATCGTTTAAATCTGTGTAGCCTTGACCATATCCCATAAGCCATTCAACCCAATCCGAGTTTAAATGACCCCCTGGTTGTTGTTTCTTTACCTCTATTTGGTCATGTGCTACTTCAGTCTCTAGGTATCTTTTATGTTGTAGATCCGATAATCCTTGAGACATTTTCATGTGCATCCCTATGGCTGCTCTAGGAGTAGGCCACATTCTCTTTTGTTCTTCTTCTTGAACAGCAACTGTTAAAGGTTTTCCCCCTTGAGAATACTTCTTTGTTCTTTCAGTAGCTGAGTCCTGAGTGGGGGTAGGCCAAAGCCTATGAGGGTTTTCTGATTCAGAGTCTGTAACTGCTGCATTAAGATTCCAACCATGAGTACCTTTAATCATTGAAGGGCTTGGTTGTTCAAAGTAAGCCATACGAGTAGTGGCTCTAGGGGTAGGCCATAAAGACTCCCCTTTAGTTTGTTCCCATTCAGCTTCTTCTATAGTAGTCATCTGCTCATCAAAACGAGCACCTTTATCTTCTAAAAGAGGTTTAATAGTTTCCCAATCTTCAATAGAAGGATGACTGAATCCACTTTTATCTTTCCTAAACCAATGCTCAATAGTTGTCTTTTTAATATCAGTATTATCAGACAACTCTTTTACTGAAGTCTGTTCTCTCAGATATTCTACAAAACAATTTTGAGGGGGTAGGTTAGGTCTTACTACTATAATATGATCTTCAAACTCTTTCATGAGTTCTGGATTATTTATAATCTCTTGCATCATTACTTGATCTACAAGAGTTATCTGTACTTGTTCTCCTGAAGCTCTTTTAGTTTTACCTTGGAGAAGTTTAGTAGCGTGTTTTAGAGCATCTCCTTTTGCATCCATAGTGGTAGGAGTTCTCCACATAGTCTCATGGACTTGTTCTCTTAGATTGCTACACCCACCTTGCTTGGCTGCTTCTGTTAGATCTTCCTTGGCTCTAGGCTTTTGGTTGATCCTTGTCCCATCAGTTAATTGGGGAGTTGCCCATAAGGTTCTTTCCGATACACCAAACTCTTTGTCTTTGGTGGGGGGCGTTGACGCTAGGAGCTGGAAGTACAAACGACCTTGTGGAGTAGCCTTCGCTCTCCAACTCAAAACACACCGAGTCGAGTGCCACATTGACGAAGCCACCAACATTTTCGATAATCGTGTAAGTGGGTCTTTTGTGCTTAATAATTTCAAACAAGTACGGCCAGAGGTGTCGAGGGTCTTCCTCGCCTTTTTTTCTTCCGGCAACACTAAATGGTTGACATGGGATTCCTGCTGTGTAGATGTCTGCGTCAGGGATAGTTCTAATTGCTTCTTCATCTTTACTTAACTCAATGAGGTCTTCATAAATTGGGATGCCTGGAAAATGTTTTGTTATAACCTTCTGACACCATTTATCGGCTTCACAGAAGGCAACAGTTTCAAAGCGTTGGGTGGCTTCAAGACCTAAACTAAAGCCCCCAATCCCACTACAAATGTCGAATATTCTGAGTTTATTGGTCTTCAAAATCTTCGCTCAGATCTGCTGAGTTAGAAACAACTGCATCAATAGTTCTGATGTCATTCTGAGCATCTGTTAGTGCTCGTTGGTATTTACCTTGGATAGCCTTATTCTCTCTAACAATCATGTCAGCCATGCCTTGCATAGTTTCAAGAGTGAGATCATCTACAGGTATTTTCTTTTTAAGGTTAGGTTCAAAGTGCATTACGAAATAGACAACACTACCTTGCTTTCTGCGTTCAGTAGTAACAGTTGCACTATAGTCCCAAAGGTTTGATCCTTTTGGTAATGCCTTCTTAAACTCATCTTCAAAGGGAGAAAAATTACTTCCTTTTAAAAGAATAATTGCAGGTAGGTTCTCATGCTTAACTTTAGCACCTGTTGATGTTGCACCATCAAAGTCTACTAAACATCTAACTTGCCTAAAGCATTTGATTTCAGAGTATTTAGCTCGTTCATCATCAGTTAGTTGCTTGAGAGTTTTACTATCAGGTCTACCACATCTGACAGTTCCTTTTTCATCAATCGGTTCTTGTCCCCAATTAGTGAGTAGGATAGTTTTATTCGCCATTTTCTTTTCAGCCTGACTCCAATGTAAGTATTGGTAATGATGGGCTAAAGGTCGGATGGTAATAGTTTCAGCAAAGGCTCTTTCGCCCTCGACTCCTTTGATCCAGAATAATCCCTTCTTAATTGGATTACCTTCATCATCTTCATCATCTACATTCATTTTTATCTCTGGGAGATACTCAGCTTTTGTAGGTGCTGCGTCTTCTGTCGATCCTAGAATCATAGCTAAGTTCCTTTCTTGCTCTGGGTCGATAAGTTGTGTGTTACTTTTTGACATAGTTTTTTTCCTCGGTTATATAAATAAAATTACTATGACAACTATAATACCCTTACTTACGCCCTTTGGTCAAGAGACAACTCTTCATTGTTTAGCCAATTAGGGCCATAATTTACTTCAACATCTAGTGGTAATAAGGGTTTATAATTAAATCGTTGTACCATTTCTTCTTCTATTTCACTCATAGCCCACACTAGAGTTTTAATAACTTCATCAAATTCCAGGGGGTGGCAATCTACGACTATAGAATCATGTACTGTTAATATGATCTTACTTTTTAGATCTAACTCACGAAATCTTCTTAGGGCACGAATACAAGATAAAGGGACAATATCAGCAGTAGCAAAACTCTGAACAGGATAATTTACTACAGCAGTTTGATTAGATATTCTGCCACCATGTAGTCTTTCTGCATAAGGAAAAGCAAACTCTCTGCCACTTGGAGTTCTAATAATTCCTTCAGACATAACTGCATCTACAAGTTCAGTATGCCAATCTTTCAATCCACGATAGATGTTAAAGTACTCTTTAAAGTAATTACGAATATGGTTTGGTTCTCCCATACCAAGTCCCCCATAAAGGGGGGCGAATGTGAACGCCTTTGCTTGTTGGCGAAGATCTTTAGTTATCTTAGATTCATCACATTGATTGATAATGGCTGCAGTTTGTTTGTGGACATCTTTACCATTAGTAATGTCTTCTATAATCTGTGGATCTTTAGACAGTTCTCCTGCAACTCTAAACTCTAATCCACTATAATCAATTTCAATTATGTGTCCCTCATCAAAACGAGATACTACACACCTTCTTACAGGGAACTTTGAGCCTTTGGGTTGGTTCTGAAAATTAGGATTAGATGAAGATAATCTTCCTGTCCTTGTTGTAGTCTGATTGAAGTTAGCATGAAGTATTCCATCATGCCTAGTCCATGTTTGTAGCCCCTTAACAAAACTATCTAAGTATGTAGATATAGCATTGAGTCTTGTAACACCCTCTAAGAACTGTATTGCTTGGTCATTATTTTTATCTCTAGCTTGGGAGATTAATCTTTGAATAGTACCCTTGTCAGTCTTAAAACCATTTATACTTGCATCAATAGGGCCACTAGGAACTAATTTTAATCCTGCAACTTGGGTAGTATCTTTTAATATTACACCAAGAGTATCACACTCTTTGCAGTTAGAAGTCTTCGCCCAGGGATCTCCATTCTTTTTAAATCGTTGGTAAAACCCTCTCCCTTTGCAATTAGGACATTTGTGAGCAATGGTCTTTTTAACCACCCTTGTTGTATTTCTTACTGCATCAGCAAACTTCTTAGGGTTCATCTTTGGGGCATATAAAGACTTACCTCTACTATCTACTCCTATATTAAAAGTAGACTTATGTACTTCTCTATCTTTGACTACTCTTGAATAGACAACCTTAGTCATATCAATCCCACTATTTAGATTGATAGGAGTATCTCCCATAACATCAGCAACAATACGATTAAGAGTAGATTCTATTTGTTCTTTTTCTTTTTCAAACTCATACTCCACTCTTTCCAATTCATCTAAATCAATCTTGATACCATTGGCTTCCATATCACATAGAAATAATAACATTTCATTTGTAAGATCTAAGACAGGTTTAAGAGAACCGAACTCTTCTAATTGTTGTAAGTAGATTTGACCACAGGCTAGTACATCAGCATCTGCATATTCAATAACAGTATCTAGGGGCATAGCTTCAAAGCCTGTACCTGATTTAAACAACTCATCTACAAGATCAGATTTCTTTTCCTGTACCTTTCTTCTAAGAGCAGTAGCCTTTAAAGACTTTTCTATATGCTGCCCCCTAGCTAAAAGGTACTCCCCAACCATAGTACAATGTACCTTTTTAGGTATAGGGAAGTTAGATTCTTGAAGGTACAATAAATCAAACTTAGCATTATGAGCTATAACTTTAGATGCTCTTTTTAAATCTGTAATTAGTTCTTCAGGACTATCAGCAGTATCTAGTTCGTTATGATAGAAGATAGCATTTTTAGGTTCTCCTAATTCGCCATCCTCAACCATTCTCCAATGAGCCGAAACAATTTTATTCTTAGGATTAAAAGGAGAGTTATCTTTTATATTATCTGTAAGCTGCTGTACTGTAGTTTCTAAATCTAATACTATCTCAATCGACATATCTTGAAACCTCTGGTTTGATGTTACACACGATTGTACCATGCCACCCAGAGAGTTTATTCTTTGATACTGTTATATACCTAGTGAAATCCTGTTCAGCTTCTTCGGATTCTGTCTCTATTTTACCTATACCTAGGATAAGATCTGTTTCTGCACTTTTACCAATTTTGCTACCTTCCATTTCAAAAGGAGATAGTTTTGTTCTACCTTTAGCTTCTGCACTTGCTTGGGATATAACTAATAATGCACAATCATATCTCTTAGCCAATTCTCTGAGTCTTCTATATAACTCTCTAAGTCTTTCATGAGATGCTGAGAAAGAACCACCAATATGAACTTTGTCTGCTTGGTCAATAACAACTACATCAGGTTTCATCTTTTCAACGAAACCTTCAATCTCATCTAGCGACCAATCTTGAATATCTTTCATGTCGATATTGTTTGTAATTCTAGCAAAAGATTCTGAAGCCTTTTTAGGATCAGCTAAGATTTGTGCTTGGGTCATGTTAGAGCAAGACTGAATTACTCTTAACATAGTTCTACTTGTTTTCTCTTCATTACCTAAATAAAGAACCTTTGCCCCCTGATGACAAAAACCTTTGGGGGCAGCACAAAAAGAAACTGCACAGGCAGTCTTTCCAGCTTCAGGGGTAGCAAAGATAACCCCAAATTCTCCAGGGCCTATACCATAAACATTCTTAGAGAGATGTCTTAGGTTAAACTCCCATCTGTTTTTATCTGAAGTAGAGTCAAGTAGTTCTGTAAGATCTTTTGTTGTAAGAGGGCCATAATCATCTGGCATAAAAGATTCTTTAGTTTTGTGTATTAGTTCTTCTAAACTTCTTAGTGCCCCATGTTGACCTTCAGTAATCTCTAATCCAATGTGGGCGATCTTACGACCTATCTCTCTTTTCCATAAGTCTTCTATGACATCATTAGCAATATCAAAAGCGATTGGTTGGACTTGTTGAATGTGATTTATTAGATCCCTCATGGAATCTATTTCAGCTCTAGTAGCTACAGGATATTTCTTTTTCCATAGTTGGAAGACTTCTTCTTCACTAAGATCGTGCTCGTATTTATTGTGGGCTTCATTGATTACCTGGTAAACATCTGCAACCTCTTCATCAAAGAGGGTGGCTTTTAATCTGTTTTTATTTGAATCGAAGAACTCGTAGTTAAGTAGGGATTTAAGT